GATTGGTCATAGCCATACGAGCAACCTTATCTGCAATTCCATTTTCAGTATTGCCCAGAATACGCTCATATAGCTGACTGGTTTCCTTCACACGCTGGAAATCGGATTGATTCGCCTTTCCAGAAAGTAGAGATGATATATCTGCGAACCTGCCATCTACTGCTGTTTTGTAATTAGCAATCTGAGTAGCAATCGAACCATTTTGTGGATTGGTAATAGCTTCAAACCTACGCTCAATACCTCTCACATCTTCCTGATAGGTTGATTTACCGACAAAATCACGATTGACCAGCTCACGTACAGCCGTCGCTTGTTTTGCGCTTTCCTCACGGGTATAACGCTGTAGAGCTTCCTGTCGCTGACCGTCTTTATTGACATATTCCTGAATAGCTGATAAATCAGTTCGCAACCCCTGAGCTGTCCGCTCAAAGGTAGCCTTAGCTTCTGTGATGAGACCATCAGTGTCTTCGATTGCTGGGCTCCAGTCTGTTGCTAGAGTGCCTTTTTCAAATTTAATCCTACGCACAGAATAGTTATTGTTTCCAGCGTAATCGTATAAAGCCATTTCTCCCCTCGAATAACGAGGGTCGTCGTTCGAAAAGATAACTGGACCTGTGAACGTGAACCGTTGCCACTCTTTGCTTGGAGTGATGTTTGCACTAGCTTTCAGACCGAAGCGGTTATTTTGATAGTGATAAAAAAGTAGCGGGCGAATTTCGCCACCGTCATTAATTTTTAGATCAAACGATAAAGTCCATGTTTCACCTATATTTTCCTGTGAAAGGTAGGGGTGTATAGGAAATGGGAAAAACCGTGTACTTGTTCGAACCTTCTCAGAGTCTCGATAATAGTTTCGTCCACCGACTCTCAAATTTGAAAATTCTTCTCGCAATTTCCCAGCTTCAGCTGTGACCAGAGTCTTATCTGCTTTATCCTTAGTTGCGTTCAGAATTTCCTGTCGGATAGAACCAGCACGTACCTCAAATTCAGTCATGCTCAATTTCTGATCCAGCTTGTTCTGCGTGCTTGTTTCCAAACTCTTCACAGATTGCCGGATATTCTCAGCAGTCACATTTAGTGAGCTGATATCCGCCTTGGTTCTTAACCCTTCAGTCAGACGGTTCACACCAGCATCGAGTGCATCAGCGCGCTGCCTGAAGTTAGATTCGACGGTTGAGACACGGTCTTCCTGGTCTTCATACGCTGGTTGATAGGCTGGGAAATAATTGCCAACCGATAACGTAGCGTTCTCAATGACGACTTGGAGACCAGCCGGGAAACCAAAATTTGTACCAAAACGGATAAAGACATTGTTAGTCTGATAGGTTGCAGAAGAACCAGACAAGTCAATTGTGAACTCGAAATGTTGACGTTCGGTAGTTCCACCTTTAAACATGAGTTTATAGCCATACCACGGATGAGCACTAAAGTGAACATTGGCTTGTGTATCACTGGCTAAGGCAACAGGGAAGGTCACATCAAATGATAAGCGGACATAATCACGCTTGAACCTGTCATTGTTTTTCCAGAAATCAGGAACGATGAATGTTCGGTAGTCGTATGTCGCTTGATCTCCTGTTGTGAACGTTCTTGAACGTGAATTCCTGAAGTAATTTCGTGAACTACCAGCCTGAACACTAGCTATTTTACTAGCTAGTTCATCAGCAGTCTGCACGAGCTCAGACTTACTAGCCTTACCATCGGCCAAGCTGGTCAGCTCTGTTAGTCTACGCGTTGTCGACTCTTCATAGGTCGCTTGTGCTGACTTCACACCAGCCAGTTCATTCTTGGTTCGGTTAAGTGCTTCAACTTGTTTGGCAATCTCAGCTTCAGCCTGTGCTTGCTTCGGTCGAATATCGTTTGCGATAGTTCGTTTTAGAACATCCAAATCACCCGACAGAGCCGTTTGAGCGCTCGTAGCCTGTTTCTTGAATTCTTCAAGTTTGGCAACAGAATCCAACCCAATCCGCTTCGCTTCCTGAGCAAGCAGGCTACTTGCGCCAGCGTTTTGTAAGGCTTCTATAGCTTTGCGCTTGATTTCTTGTAATGGACCATTATCAAAGCTGTCAAAACGCTGATTGATAGTGTCAGACAGTTCTTGCTTGACTTCTTCAGCCTTAGCCTTGTACTGCTCAATAGCGTCCGTGATATCCTTCTCACGCTTAGCAAATTCAGCATCAAAGGCACGGTCAGCGTTGGCGATTTCCTTTTTCAAACGTTCTTCAAAAATCTGATGTAGATTTCGACTTTCATTCAAAACGGCATCATTTACAATCCCACCAATCGCATTAGCCAGACTTGACTGGAATGTCCCAAAACCAATTGATTTTAGGCGTTTTGCCATTGGAGAATAGGTATATTTAGTGATTTTCTTACGAACATCAAGACCATACCATTCATGATAGATGCTGACCACATCGAACATCCGAACTGCAACATCACTCTGACCGACAACCGAGATTTCAAGGTTATCTTCCAGCATATCGCACATACTCGTACGAAAATACTGCTTACCGTATTCAATCAAGCTGGCTTGGTCTTTGACGTTCTGGTCATTGACCTCAACAACAGCTTCATAGATTTGGCTATATTTTCCAAGTAAGGGGCTATCAATCACTACCACATAGTCAACATCAGGCGCTTTTTCTCCCTCGCCCTTAACAGTCGTTTTAAAGGTTATCCGAGTTTTCAGCAATTTGGTAGAGGTCTTATGCTGGTAGCTAGACAGGTTTTTCTTGTACATAAAAAGCGATTCATTCTCTGAACCGCCATTTTTCAACAAGCGCAAATTGTAGCCATTCCGGACCATATCTCCGCCCCATTGACCAAGGATGGAGTGCTTGTCTTTGGCCAAGACCTCCATAGCATTCTTGTCCTTGATAGTGAGCGTATGCCTATCGTCAATGTCCGAAAAGAAAGAAAAAGGATTGGCTCTGGTAATGCTGCCAGCCAATGCGCTCAGTGCCCTTGTACCACTGACACGGTCAACATCGATAGAGCTGACGATGTAGTTATTTAACAAGCTGATAACCTGATTAGCATAGACTTGGATATATCCTTGCTGTTTTTCAACCTCGAAAATATAAAAATCTTGCTCGCCATGCAGGTCATCTGCAGTCAAGAAAGTTTCCTCTTTCAGCAATTCCCACTTGGGATCCGATGTAGGAAAACGAAAGGTCAGTTGATAGGTATTGTTTCGCTCCTGAACAATTTCATCGTTGTAAGCCTCATTTAGAGGCGTGTTGCCCTCTGTAAGATAAATCATAAGATGTACCTCCAATTCGGCCGAACCGTGACTTTACGAACGGATCCAGTAAAGACCAGACCGTTATTACCAACTGCTAACTCAAAGAAGCCTCCACGTTTCCGTAGCGTATTTTGAACCGCACCATCTGCGTTGTAGATATTTTGTTTCTTATGTCTACAATCAATGGTCACTTTTCGTCTAATGGTCAAGTGCATAGTTGTCCGTCCGATAGTCAAAGAAATATCTCCGTCCCCCTCAATCTCAATCACAGGTTCACTATAGACAGAGCCTGGATTGTTGACATTACCGCTTGCGGTAAAGATAAGAGGAGCAACATTTTTCTGATAGCGAAAGGGTTGCATACTCAATTTGATTTCTAGTTTCCAGCCGTGCATACCTTGAGGCTTGTATTTTGCGCTTACAAAATCAGCAAAAAACAAAGAGCCTAGCTGGTAGCTAAACTCTAGCGTATTGTCATTTGGTTGGAATCTCTCAACAATTTTAGACGGGTCTACCGTCCTTGGGAGGTAAAATGCAAATGTTCGTTCATAACTCTCATAAGCACCATCCAAGACACGGTAATTCCCATTAACCCCAAATAGGGTAGCTGTTTCTGAAACCTTAGGCTTAGCAGCCTCCACCTCACCAAAATCAGTCACGACACAGTTAGGAATGGTTGAAGTATTGAAACCATTGATAATCATGTATTCCATTAAATTCCCTCCCTAGCATAGATCGCACCTTGACGTTGGTAGACGCTCATTGAAATTTTATCAGCATCCAGATAAGTATCTGACGGCTTTTCAAGGATAGCAGTAAGGATCTTCTCCATACTTGCTCTCAGAATCGCTATCTCAGACACGGTTTGACTGTCTTTTGCCTCGATTTGAGCGTTTGGCATGGCCAAGCTTGCTTCAAGATTCTTGGCAATAGTCGGTGTTCCACTCAAACCAAAATCATCATTTGAAAATGCGTTTGAGATTTCGCCAGCCATTCCACCGACCGATTTCTTAACATCTTTGAAACGGTCTTGCAACCCTCTATCCAAACCTTGCATAATCGCATTACCAGCAGGAATCAAGAGCTTGCGGTCGTATTCAATCGGACCTTTGTGGTCACGAATCCAACCAGCAATACCTCCGACGAAATCAGTCACTGAGTCCCAAGCGGATTTCAAACCGCCTAGAAATCCATCAAGAATAGCCTTACCTGCTGACCATAGGTCGATATTACGAATTCCATCGAAGATACTCGTAACATTACTTACAAGGTCACTAACACCTTGCTTCATACTTTCCCATGCTCGCTGAGCGCCTTGGACAAGTCCATCAATCAGACCTAAGACAGTTGATTTCAAACCTTCCCAGGCACTGCTTGCGACAGATTTGATAGTGTTCCAGATATTAGATAATATCTGAGCAAAACCATCAAAGATAGCCTTACCTGCAGCGGACAACCCTTTCCAAATTGTACTAAGAGTGGTAGAAAAGTTTTCAAAAATAGCAGTAGCATAACCTACGATAACATCCACGACTCCAGAGAAGTATGTTTTAATCCCTTCCCAAATCATAGAGATACTATTTTTAATCCCTTCCCAGATTAGAGAAAGATCAGCCCCCAGCTGGTTAAAGTTCCCTGTCACAAGGTCGATGATGATGAGAATAGCACCCAAGAAAATAGATTTGATGAAGTCCCAAGCACCTTGAAAAATCATCTTAATTCCTTCCCAAATTTGAGTAAGACCATCTGAAATATTGTTCCAAATATTCATGAATCCATTAATGAACGGTTGAACAATCGCCATCACTGCTGTTGTGATAGCTGTCCATGCCACAGATGCAGCTTCTTGAATACTTACCCACAAATTACTAGCACCTTCAGAGATACCAGACCAAAGACCAACAAAGAAATCAGCAATCCCCTGCCATGCCTGTTTAATCAAATCTACAAAAGATGACCATATTTGTCTACCTGTTTCAGTCTGAGTGAAGAACCAAGCTAATGCGGCAACTGCAGCTGCAATCCATCCTATAAGTGGGATTGAAGAAATAGCTGCCGTAATACTCGTAGCGAAAGTTGTTATTGCTGTCTTAGCAATTCCAAGAACTCCACTTATTCCGCCTAAACCTTGTAAAAAGTTTGCAAATTTCACTACTGGCAAACCAACGCCGAGAGCAACTACCGCTGTCTTCAGTAAATCAGCTGCTAATTTATTTTCTTTGAAAAAGCTAGTGATTTCTTTTAGGATAGATGAACCGGTTCTCAATGCTGAACTCAAAATTTCAAAAGCAGTTCCAAGAAGATTGACTCCCTGCTCACCACCCTGAATTTCTAAGAGATCGCCTACAAAATCAGCTACAATGCTACCAACATTACCGATAACTGACCCGATATTCTCGAATGTTGTTCGGATATTCTCTGCAATATTAACGATTTGGGTTGCCGCTTCATCGCTAAATCCTAACGTGTTTAAGACATCGATATTCCCTTGCTTGTTCATAGATCCGAAAATCATATCAAAAAAGGTATCAAAAATTCCCGTTACACGCCCAATTTGCTCATAAACTGCACTTCCAAAAGCGTCTCCAAAAAGCTGAGAAGCTAAAGAGCTTAAGCCTTGTGTGAGTACTGTTCCTAGACCTGATAAGATATTTCCAATCATTGGGAAGAAGTTGGCAAAAAGAAAAGTTCTAGTAGTCTCTAGCAAAGACTGCAAGGCTGGCGTTACATCTTCGCCAATCGCTATCTTCCCAAGCACATTTTGAGCAGCTGCTTTCATCGATTCAAAGGAGCCTGTGAAAGTTGTTGCTGCTTCTCTTGCTGTTGTGCCAGTGATATCCAAATTCTCTTGGATAGCGTGAATAGCGCTATAAACATCTGACAAATTATTAATGTCATACTTAACGCCTGTCAATTTTTCTGCATCAGCTAAAAGCCGTTGCATTTCTTGTTTTGTACCACCATAACCCAATTTCAAGTTGTCAAGCATGGTATAGTTTTGCTTGGCAAAACCTTGATAAGCCAACTGGATGCTTTCCATAGATGTACCCATCTTGTTCGCATTATCTGACATATCAATCATGGCCATGTTAGCTGTTTCTGCTGCTTTATTTGTATCTCCACCAAGAGATTGTAATAAACTTGCTGAGAAGCCTGTAACATTTTCCATGTAGGCATTGGCCGATAGACCTGTTGTTTTGTAGGCCTCGTTTGCAAAGCCTTTGACCTTATCAGCTGAATCTTTAAATAGGGTTTCGACACCACCAAGCGATTGTTGTAGTGCTGCCCCTTCAGTTATGGATGCTCCAATTGCCTTACCAATTCCTGCAGCAGCAATAACTCCTGAAACAGCCCCCATCATTTTGGATCCGAGGGATTCGCCTGCGCTAACGCCAGCAGAGGCAACTTCACCACCTATTTCCTTTTGAATCATTCCACTAATGCCTTTAGCAGATGGAATTATTTGTACATAGGCTTTTCCTAATTCGGTCGCCATTATTCCTCGCCTCCTGTTTTCGCAAGTAAAGCCTTGCGATAATTTTCAAAGTCCTCACCAGATTCAAAGACGAGATAGTCTTTCTCATCATTCTCACTCTTATCTCTCTTAATGAGTTGATCTGCGATGGATGCAGGACGATTAACACCCTTTTGTCCATCTTTTGATTGAATCCATAAGAGCATGGATAGTCTGTCAACCATACTTGCCAGTAGAACTCTTTCAACTGGCGCTATTTGATCCGATAAAAGTTGCTTGATGCGTGAATCATCTTTCAATCCATAAGCAAAAACAGCTACCGTTTGTAGTGGTAGCTGTTTGTAGTCATATACTTGATAAGTTTCCGCTAAATCACATATCAAAGCATCTTCATCCAAATCTATCATATGCGCCAGTATCGCTATTTTTTTAGCTTTTCTACCTGTGCAAATACGCTCTTGATTTCTCCAAAAAGTTTCTCATTTGGAAGGATTCCATCTTCTTCAATCAAGAAATCAATGAATTTTTCAGCCTGTTCTGGACCAAAAAGAAGGTCTAGAACTTTATCAACCGCTTGCACGTCACCACTATCTACTTTACCGATATAACGCAACAAAAGGTAGTTGTCTAGTCTTCGTGTTTCAATCGAAAAGGCAAAACCACCATCTGTTGTGCCCTCAATTTTGTCATTCATTTTTGGAAAATCGATCTGCTTTGTCATTTATTACGCTCCTTGGATGTATTCGTAGTGAGTGTTTTCGTCGTTGTCTGGCAATGCAGTGATCGTCAATTCATAGCCGATAGGTTCGCCGTCTTTATAGCTGATTTCGCCAATTTCGCTAACCTTACCACGAGGAATGACAACACGTTTCACATAGCCGTTTTTCAACAATGTATCAATAACCAAGCTATGTTCTGGCAATTCTTTACCATTAGCTTTTACAGTGATACCTGTTTCAAGGGTTCCTGAAACGTTATCTGGTCCATAGACTTCTTTTAAGACTTCAATGTTCAGACCTTCAATCAATTTGTATTTGAAGGTGTCTTTTTTTTCAGTTTGTGAAGACAAGACTGTTTGTCCGCCCCACGCCTTGACTTCTTCTGACTCTGGTGAGTTCTCATTGGTCAATCCATCTTCTGAAATGTATCCTAGCGTTTTAAATGCAGCATCCAATACTGTTTTGGCATTTAGTGGTAGGTTTGTTCCAGCTGGTGCTGTAGATACTGCCCCTCCGATTTTGGGCTTAGCAGCCGTTACATTTGATGCTGATGCAGTCGTCATATTCTTTCCTCCTGTTGATTCTGCATTTGGTGTTCTTACTTCTGGTGCTTCTAATTCTGGCGCCAAAACTACACCTCCTTTTTAAAAATAATTGATGTCATATACCGCTTGATAGCGATATTGCTTCGTTTCAGTGTCTGTAAAGTTGTAGTCACTATTGTGATGTACACCGCTAACTTCGTTGACTGTGATGAGATCCTCAACTACTTTCTTGACTTTCTCATTTAACTCAGCAGCCTTTTGTAACGACGGCGCATAACTCTGAAAAGCGAATGTGGCGGAATGAACGTAGTCACTTCCACCACTTCCTGTCTTTTCAAGAATGACATAACTCTCAGGCATATTCGGTTTATGTTCAAAAAAAGACGGTACATCTAACTGTCCGTCCAAAAATTTCTTTATAACTAATTCGATCATCTCATAGCCTTCAGTAAAATATTATGTTTTTTATTTCTGGCCATGCTCTTGATGTCAGTTGTACTAATCTTCGCATTGGCACGCTTTTGCCCTGGCGATACGGTCAATTCAAACCCCTCACCAGCTCGGCTTGCAATCCCTTGCCCCTTTTCTCTCAAAATGCCCTGCATTTCGGAAGAACGTAGCAAAGCAGACACGCCAGCTGAGTTTAACTGGAATTTCATATTACTCATAAACTTCAACCATGACCTTTCTATTCCAAGATAATGGAATCATTGACTCAATCCCCTCTTGAGGAAGGCCGATTGTCCGCCATTTTCGACCAAAAAACTTTACCTCACGATTTTCCCACTTGTTAGTGTCCCTTTTAGGAATACCAAGTGTATATTCCGCTTTTTTTCCAGTCAAGTTCATTTGATTGATGATGTCCTCTGATGAAGTTGGTGCTACCAATACATTTTGAACCTCAATCTCAACATCACGATAGATTGGATGACCGAAATCGTCGTTACCAATTTCTACCTTGTCCACTAAAATGACAGGGATTCCTTTTAGGTAGGTCATAAATTTCAATCGCTCCATATCGTTGTTTTTTCTTCAAACCAAGCCTTTTAAGTTCGGTGTCTTTGATAAAGAGACCGCCACCAGGGACAAGGTAAGAACCACTAAACGAATAACCCAAGGCACTTTCAGATACCTGAGTCATCGGTTCATGGTCCGTTGAGGTCATTAAGGTCCGTGCCACGATATCGACCGTCACAGACTTGGCAACACTAGCGAATGATACGCTTTCCGCCACCATGTCGTCAAGGTCTTTACCGACTTTTTCAGCTTCAACTCGCAAAGAATTAGATACAACTTCCAACAAAGCCTCAGCCCTTGCACGCTCATCAAATTTCAACGAGCGCCACAACAATTCCAAGTCTTCAATCTTTGCAAAGTTTTCCATCTAACTCACCCTTCGTTTGCGATTAGTAAATCAAGCAAAGCAGATTTATTAGCCTTGCTATCATACTCAACACTTAGTTCATCAAGTTTCGACTTGATTTCAGAAACTGTTAAAAGATATTCATTTTTGAACTCTTCAATAGGAACCCAATCTCCAGATAGTTCGCTATCTGTTGAAATACAAACACCAGTATTTTTATCACGATATGTTTTCATTTTCTACCTCCATTAAAACATTAGGCTTTCACTCGAGCAAATGAGTCAGCATCAAGAATGCCCCAACCAATGAATGCTTCAGCACGAAGCAAGATTTCATTGTAGGCCTTCAAATCACGACCTGCACCATCTGGATCACCATATTCGATGATTTCCATTGGGATATTTTCAGCATATCCCCACTTGAAGCGATTTTCAAAGTCACCAACAATAGCGTGGTTTGTTTGAGCAGTTCCACCTGTTACAGTCAAGTTTTTGTTTACGTCTGATTTCATTCCGTAGAACGAATCAGGATTTTGTCCAAATCGGAATTCTGGATATTGTACAACACCATTAACTTTCAACTTAGCAAGTGCTTGCCCACCAACAGGTGAAAGGGCCAATCCTGTGACTTCTCCGCCCTTAGCGACAATTTGTTGAACAGCTGCATCAATGTTATCGTCAAATTTATCTTCTGCATAAGTTACAATATTTCCAGTGATCAAACCATCAAATGAGTTAGTATCACGGAAAGTTGCATCTGTAAGACCTTTAGGCTCCAAACCATGGATAGCAGCGATATCGAAAGCATCTGCGATTTTCTTAGCGAAACCGTCTGCAAATTGTGAAAGATATTCAATTTGTTTTTCTTCTGATGCGTATTTAAACTCATCTGTAATACGAGCTTGATAGACGAATTTTAGAGGTTTAATCACCTTTGTGTCAACAACTGCTTTACCAGCACCTTTTTGTTGACCCTCGCCAACAATTTGAGCATTTCCTTCAAGATTGAAGATAAATTGCTCCACTCCATTAAATGGAATAGGTGTTTGAGATGAGAGTTTAGCAAGAACAGAACGTCCTTGCACTTTACTAATCAATTCTTTTACTAATTCTGGTTTAAAAAGTGTTCCAGCTTTCATTGCATTATCTGCCATAATTTTCTATTCTCCTTTTGGTTGTAAATCTCGAAGCATCTGCTTCATTTGCATAGTTTTGTCATCACCGATAGCAGGCTCAGTATCTCTTAGCGGTGCTTGAGGTGTTGCTGGTCTCATAAAACCAGCTAGACGCTCAGCGTCAGCCCTTAATGCCTCTTCGTCAGCGCCCTGAAGACGGTCAGCCAAGTCATAAGGCAAGCCATTTTGTAAAGCGATACGAGTTCGCAAGCTAGCAGTTTCATAATTGCTCACTTGCCCCTGCAATTCAGTGATTTGAGCGTCTAATTCTGCTCTGATTTGCTTGTCATCTTCAACAGTAGACTTCAAAGCACTGTTTTCAGATTCCAGTTCTGAAACACGTTTTTTAAGTTCATCATAATCACCGAATTTTTCACGCTCACGTCTGATACGTTCCTTCACGATGTTATCTAGTTCTTCCTGTGTTTCAATCGTTTTAAATTCAGACATCTTCATGTCTCCTTTCTCCTGCTTTCCCGGCAGTTCGGTAATTTTTTAGGCATCAAAAAAAGCAGTCTTTCAACCGCTCCTCTTAATAACTGATTTTTTGCTTTTTCTTAGGCTTAGTTGTCAAACAAGCCCAATGCGCAAGCAAGGCGCTATCCATCAAGGAAATATCCATATCCGCAAAATGCGAGCGATAGCCAAAACCGCCGTTTGAACCGATATTCCGCTTCTCACAGTTGGTTGTGATTTTCTTCAAAGACGGTTGACCAGCGTGGCACAAGGTCTTTTGATAAATCCCTTGTTCCCACATAGAGTTAGCCACGATGATTTCCTTAACCGTAGGCAATATCACGCTCTTCATGCGTTCCTTTTTCAACTCTTCATCAAGGATTTTCTGACCGCTTGCCCCGTCGACTACGATAGTAGCTACATCTGCACGCTTGACAAAATCCAAAATCCAGTCATTCCCGTTACGGACAGACTGACAGTCAATCGTCTCAACAAAAATCCGCTCATCTGCCGTACGAACAGCAATACTTAACGCCACATTTGCGCCATCTTGCCCATATTTGACTCCGACAAACAACTTACCTGATAAATCAGGCATAGAGTCCACACACAACTCATTCCATTCCGTTTCCGAAATAGCAGATTTCTGATTGTATTCAGGCCAATAACCCAAACGCTGAACATTATGGTCTAGCTTATCATCACCAAGCTCAGCTTCTATCTTCCGCTCATTCAAATGGTAACCCATAGAGGGATTGGAGTTATACCAGGCATCGACATCATCAATCTCTTTTTCCTCAGAGACCGACCACTCCGCCCAACCAGAGTATTTTCCTTTCCCAAATAGGCAAGTCTTACGGTAGTTTGTGAATACCGTACCATTTGAAACCGGTGTAGGAGGTGTCCCACACATGATTGTGATTGGATTGCTACTATCCGTTACCGTATATTTCAAGGCCGACTCCTGCTCAGTCGTATATTCCTGAGCTTCATCGATAACGAGAAGGTCAAAACCTTCCCCCAAACCACCGTTTGAGGTTCTGGTACGAAATTGGATAACCCCACCACCCTTGAAAAATTCGATTCTCTCTTGCCCCTTTGCTCGTATAGAGCTAAAGTCTTCTCCTTCTACATATCCCATCTTTTCTAGGTATTTTTTTACCTTTTCAAAAGATGAGTGTGAAGTAGATATTCTATGAGCCGTGTGCAGAATGTTCATTCCGTTATGCAGGCCCCAAAGTTCAAAAATGTAGACAACCTCTGTCTTCCCATTCCGTCGGGGGATAGAGTAACCAAACTTCTGATGTACCCATAGGCCATCTTTGTCAACGGCCATCATAGGAGTCAATAGGTTTATCTGCCAAGAATAGCACGATAACCCGGTTCGCTCATAGAGCTCAATCGCTTCTTTTGCTTTTGAATTTTTCTTGACGTACTTTAAAATTACCGATTGAGTAGGATTCTGATTGCCAAGTTTCTTTCTAGCCATCCACTGCTCCTTTCAATCGTACCGCATGATAACCCTATCGCTGGGATGATTTAATTGATCACGTTCAAAATATAGTTTTTAGCAACATCGAGCATTCCCAATGCCTGCAAACTACTATCCCAGCTATAGCCAAGATTTATCTCACCATCTTTATCCAAAGAAACCACTAATACCGAAGTATAGTTATGACTAGCCTCAAGATTTTCTTCCAAAATTTCTTTCACAGAAGCACCACGCTCCAGACTAGACTTTTTCTCTGAAAAATCAATCGTGTTTCCCATCGTTACCCCTTTCTAAGCATAAGAAAAGCACCCTTACAAGTGCTCTAACATATTATTTTCTATCTGAAAAGTAATCTTCCCAAAATGGATTTTCTTTATCAAATATTTCAATCTCCTCAGAAGTCATATTTTGAGGATAATCTTCAAAAAGGTTATAAAACTTCTTTTTATCAAATGTGATAAGCATCAATCCTTTGGCATACCATGAAGTATCAACCCACCAGATTTTATCATTATCGTTTTCCTTGTAACAATACTCTGACCAGTTCACTTCTTCGTAATCACTTTTCATGCCCTTCAATACCTTTCATTTGTTTAGATTCAGCTGTGTTAAGGAAACTCAATATGTTATGAAATTCAGGATTGTCTTTTAATGAATTTACATCAATAAGATAGCTATCTACATCATATTTACGTCCCCTTACAGCATGAGATTTCTGAGCCTTAAATCTTTTTTTCAAAACAGTGTTATCAAACGGTTTAAACCCATTTACAATTTTTGATTGAAGCTCCAAATATTCAACTAGATTATCATTCTTCCTAATGATCGCAGCATGCCTACCTGTTGCCAAGTAGTATTCATTACCGTTTTCTACATTTTCCAACAATTCCTTTGTAGCTTTGAAATCATTTGTGTTTTTTGCGACATGCATCTTAACACCTGGTAGGTTTCCAATCATATTGATTCTGCTATTCCTAGAAAAGAAATCGCAACTCTCTCCACCTCTAAAATCTAGAACAGTATATCCACCTTTATTCCCTATATAAGCGAATGCGGCTGATGAACAAGAACCTTTTGTCTTATCTCCACCACTAATCGCTTGAATAATTTCTTCTTCGGTTAATCTTTTCGGACTTTTTTGAATAGGGTTTGAAGGTATCCCTATCTTAAGTGCAAGTTTTCTAACTTCACTAATTTGAGATTGCACTCCGATGTTCTTTCTTGCTTCTATTTTATCACTTTTGTCACTTTTACTCCATGTCTTACTCCAAACATTTTGGACCTTACCACTTTTAGGATCATAATCAACAGTGCATCTACAACGTTGGTGTCTTCGATAAATATCCTTTGGAACTCTTGGATATTTATAAGTACCTTGAACTTCCTGACACCATTCACAGCAGTGATAAGCAGATTTTCTTACAATCTCAGGTTGTAAACCAGATTTATGATGAAATTCCGCATTTTTTTGGATAGTATCATCAATTATTGACTGAGTAAAGTTCACAACAGGCTCTTCTAACAGCCAACTAACATCATCAAAACTTTCCTCACTAGCTAAACGATTGACCAGGCCATCAATTCGGTCTTGATTGAGTTCAGGAACCTGAGCAGCTAACCCGATTTTAGCCTCAGAGTTCAAATTTTTCTGAACTTGCTCAGCATAATCACTCACAAGCTCATGATTTCGCCCCAGAACGTCCGTCAGCACGCGCTGAGCGATATTGTAATACATTTTTCCGTCTGGTAGTGTTTCGTTCGTCAGAGAGGCTCCCAGAGCCTTAGAAAGTATCTCCCCAATTTCAATAGCATATTGATTAGCGTCCAAATAACTTGCTTTGCTATGATGCAGTTTAGACAGCAAGTCTTTCAAGACCTCACTGTCCAACCTAGCACCTTCAAACTCAGACTTGATTTTCTTGAGCAGGCTCGGAACGATATCCTCCACCATCTGCAACCTCCTTCACTACTGGAGCAGGCTTGTCTGACCCTTTGATTCCAGTCAAGTCACGGATGGTTTCAGCATCCATATAGCCAGGCACCGCTTGATTCAGTTTGATAACACCGTCACCAATCAAAGTCAACATGTTAGCGTCCGCCTCAAACAAAGGCTCCCACTTCACGACCGTCTTATTAAACTGCTTTCGCAAATATGGAAACTCATCACGTAAGCAAGTAGCCACATAAGCCACATTCAGCAGACCAGAACCCAGAGAGCGCTGAGCTTTCCGCCCAGCTAACCGCAAGTTTTCATGACTAGCCTTGATAGCTTCAACAGATGACGGATTGTCAGACACAAACCCAAGATCATCCAAGGTCAATCCCATCTCCCCAGCAAATCCAGCTGCTGCAGTCCGTAACTGCTCAGTAAAAGGAGACATACTTGACGTGGTGAATTGTCCCACGTTCGGCTTGTCCCCTTCATCATCTTTCGTAAACGTCAGCAAGCTAGACACAGTCGCTTTCCAAGTATCAATCGCCTCAGCATCTTGACTCAATCCCAATACATACTTTTGAGGGAATGAATAGAACTCAGCAGTCACATCTGACCGCTCAAGCGTTCGTTTAGCATATCTCTGATAGTACATCCCAGCCCGAGTAATTCGTGAACGACCAAACGGACGGACAGCATCAGGTCTATGAATGACTGGTACCAGCAAAGGAACACCCGTTGGATTTCCGATTGCAAACGGCTGACCATCTTTCGGATAGAACCAAGTCACATCACTTGTGAAATAAGCCTCAAGCAAAGCATATCCATTATCATCTCGTTTCAAGACTGCATATCCCTCTGTCAGCAGGCCAGTGATAGGATCTAGAACACCAGTCGCATTACTTGCTTCGATAACCTGCAACCGAGGAGCGTCATCATCGTCCCCTTGCGAGATGTAGACAAAACAACACGACCCAATCAAAGCTGAAAGGATCGCGCTGTCAAAGAATACATCTGGATTGTTCTGAGCAAAGATTTCATTCGCCCCAAATTCGTCATTGGCAAACTCACGAAAGACCAAACGGTCTGCTAGACTGTCAACACCTTTAGCAGCCCAACCTAATACCGCCCTATATTGTTGCCTGATTTGAGGTGGTATCGTAATACCAACATCTATGTCATTGTGTTGCATAGCATACTGATTGTATCTAGTATCTACACCCATTTTATAGTTGGCTAACTTCTTCCTGAGATAACCCATACCTTTCAATGTCATTTTATACAACTACCTTTCATTTCCCGCGAGAAAAAATGTACAGTGACGGTGTGAAGCCCTGAAGCACCGAGGGGGAGGGGGTCATCCCCCCACCTTGGCAGGAACACTCATCCTTTTTTTCAATCTCTGTCTAATTATTTTTTTATAACAAGACCTATTTATTCTTTTTAAATGATTACTGATGGTTTTAATATTAACTCTTATATTTAAACCAATCTGTACTTTGTGGCAAGTTCCTATTGCCTATGACCTTTGTTCCATTTGTTTTTTCATCAGCGTATAGCTTGTCCGACTTCTGTCTATTGCATTGCCAGTGCGCCAATTGCAAGTTAGCAATGTCAGATGGATGCCCGTTCTTATTTACTGGAACGATGTGGTCAATGACTGGACTTAATGGATGAGGATATTTTAGGTCTTTATCTACAGGCTGGCCACATATCCCACAAGTGTTTCTTGTCTTTAAGATAATATTCTTGTTCTTCTCAAAGGCTACCCTATGTGGTCCACTACGGTCTGGACGGAGGGGGTTGGTATTCATCTAGGGAGGGGGTCCTTTCTTTTTAGGGGAGGGGTTGGTATTTCCAAATGTACCCCCTCGGTATCTTTCAAAGCAGGGGTGTTTTTAGTGTACCCACCCCCTCTTGTATTTAACATATCTTATATTCTGTTAAATAAAATTAAACAACTTCAAAGTCAAGAGTACCAAGGCTTCCACTATATTTTTCTAAAAACTAATTTACATTTTCTCATTATGTAAAATAGATAGGTTATTTAATAGTCAAATGATAGTATACTCTGGTCAAGTTCGTCTTGACTGTAACCAATATATCCTAGTGTGATGTCTGGTGTAGAGTGGTTAAATATCTTTTGAAGGATAGCTACATTACTATTCTTTTTGTAATGATGATAGCCAAATGTCTTCCTCATTGAATGAGTCCCTATGTGATTCAAGCCTACATACTTAGCTGCGTCTTGCAGTATTTGATAAACTGCTACCCTTCCAATGTGTGTGATACGAACACCATCTGTTCTCTTTTTCTTTTTACTTGGAAAGAGATAATCATACTCTGCTAACTGATTATCTTTAATGTATCGATTGATTTCTTTTCTGAGAGGTGGACTGATTGGAAAATACCTTATCTTCCCTGTCTTCTTCTCTTTTAGTTCAATCCTATCAGCAATCACTTGTTTAACTTGAAGAGGTACTATGTCGCTCACTCTTAGGCCTGAATAGATTCCAAACATGAACAAAACATAGTTTCTATCGCTTTTGTTCTTCAAGTAATCTTTGATTCGTTCGATATCATCTAGATCACGAATTGGTTCTACTTTCTTCATGTACCTCTCCTTTCTACAGAAAAAGCCACTGGTCGTGGCATTGAATATGACAGTAGCTGGAATTGAACCAGCTGGTCTAGCAGTAAAACTCACGTTTGGTAAAAGTTTCAAGGAGACCCAAACAACCTGCTAACCTGTCCTTACTGTCTAAGAGGCCGAAGCCTCTGTATTTTTAGGAGTCCTCATGACTGTTCGTTGCCCAATCATTGGATAATACTATTTTAGCACGTAAAAATTGATATTTACTCTTGACTTACTCCGCTCTTACTCCAGAATTACAACTTGTTCACCACTTCGATATAGCTCTGCAAATGCCAGTAGAGCCTTTCCAAGAATTTCATAATATGAACTTTCTGAAATTGCAAGCTCATTATATACTGTTTCATCTTTTTTAGGATGCCATACAAGGTACTTCTCGTATATGATTTTACGATAGTAAGGGTCATGTAAATTACTAACCGCCTGCTCAATAGCATCTATCTCTAACTCTGCATCAACTTTTCGGATTGCCAGTTTCTCAACTTGGCTAGTTGTATTATTCCCAGGGCATCGTGGCATAAAAGAGTATGTAGTTGTCACTTTCTGACCGTCTGTATCATTTGCTACACGACGCCAATGAGGATACCCTTCTAATACTTTCTTGGCATTTTCTTTTGTTTTGACTTCGTTTACTTCTGGAAAGAAAGGCATTGTTCACCTCGTTTCTATACCGTTTAAATTCTATTCTTTATTCGTGATCACACTACCTGCACCGTTGACAGTGACCCAGCCATGCTTCTCTCTGGCTTCTGCTTCTTTCATCCGGATAAGATTATCTGTGATTGAATCTGACTTAGCTTTGTTTGCCTTGGCCTCACCTTCTGCTTTGATGATACCTGCGTCTGCTTCTGCTTGAGCTTGAACTTTTTTAGTATCAGCTTCAACTTTAGCCTTTTCCTGTTCTTGTTTTGCAGTGTCGATTTCCTTTTGTTTTACAGATTCATTTTTGATTGCTGCTTCAATCTCATCGCCTGCGTCTTGGTCTGTGATGGTAAAGGATACAAACTCCAAATCGTAAGACTCAAATTTTT